CGAAGTTTCCAAATGTTGCTAGTGAAAACTTACAGTTATTTGATAAAGCAAGGGTATTAGCAGATGAATCAACTGGATTCCCATCTTTTGCACATGGTCAAACAGGGGTATCGGGGGTGGGCCGTACTGCTTCTGGTATCAGTATGCTTATGGGTGCTGCTCAAGGTGGTATAAAGAATGTAATTAAAAATATAGATGACTATTTACTACGTCCTCTTGGTGAAGGTTTCTTTAGTTTTAATATGCAATTTGATTTTGACCCTGAGATTAAAGGTGACTTAGAGGTAAAGGCACGTGGTACAGAAAGCCTGATGGCTAATGAAGTACGTAGTCAAAGACTTATGCAGTTTATGCAGATAGCATCTAGCCCTACCCTTGCACCATTTGCTAAGTTTCAATATATTATTCGTGAGATTGCTAAGTCATTAAACCTTGATCCTGAGAAGGTTACTAATAATATGAATGAAGCAGCTATACAAGCTGAACTTATGAAGCAGTTTCAACAAGAACAACCACAACAACAAGGAGCACCACCTGTAGATCCAACAGGAGCAGGGGGTGGTAACATAGGAACTGGACAAGCACCAACACCACAAGAACAAGGATTTAGTGGCAATGAACAACAACAAGGAGCACCTCAACAAGCTCAAGAAGCTGGTCAGCAACCACCAGCAGTGGGACCAGTTCAGTAAATATTTAGATACATTAATAGAACGACAACACCGTAACATGGAACAAACAGATAGCCATGTTATAATGCATAGAGCACAAGGTGCTATATATGAGTTACGTAGATTACAATTACTACGTGACGAAGTTTTAAAGAGTGAGTAACCTTATGGAACAACAGATGGAATTATTTGCACGTGGTGGCTTACGTGATGAGGGTGGTGAAGTAGATGAAGTGTCTGGAAATCGTGTTCCTATAGGGGGAACTAAAAAAGGTGTACGTGATGATATAGATGTTAATATAAGTGAAGGAGAGTTTGTTTTTCCTGAAGATGTAACTAGATATATTGGCCTTGAAAAACTTATGCAATTACGGCAAGAAGCTAAAATGGGTCTAAAACAAATGGAAGCTATGGGCCAAATGGGTAATGGTGACGAAGCTACTATGCCTGATGATTTACCTTTTGGCATGGCTGATCTTATTATTGTAGGTGGTGCAGGGCCAGAAGAAGAAAAAGATGCATACATGGGTGGCTCTATGAATTATCAAGATGGTGGGTTTGTACCTGCCAGTGCATTTAGAGAGCCTACTTATTCTAATGTACAAAATGCACCAGCTACAGCTACATCAGGTTATGTGCCTACATTTGTAGGAGAAGGTGTAACTCGTAGAACTGTAACAGGCAGACCTGCTGCTACTGTGCTTGCAAGTGAAGCAGTTGATAGCATTATTCAAATGAAACAATATGTTAATGATGCAGGAGATATAATTAATTTAGCTTTTATTGCAGGGGAACCTGTATATCCAATACCAGAGGGTTATAGACCTCTTGATCCTGCAGATGCAGTTGATGATACTACAGAAGAAGTAAATGAAATATTAGAACAAGCTCCAGCATTAAATAGTGATCCTCGTGATTCTATACCAGAAGATACATTTACTAAAAATGCATTTACTGCTGCTGGTAGTTGGCAAAATGCACCCTTAGATATGTATATTAAAGAAGCTAAGAAATTTACAAATGGCACATCTTCTATTGCTACAGGTGTAATGGGAGCATTAGGTGGTGGTCCTCTTGGTGCTTTTATGTATTTAGCTACAAAAGATCAAAAACGTAAAATTAAACAAACTATAGATACCCGTATAAGAACTGCTACAGGACAACAACTAAAAGATTTACAAGAAATAAAAGATACCCTTGAGGGTAAAGGAAGTCAGACAGGTATTATTGGTAAGGTATCTACTTTTATAAGT